CGCCATATTTCAGGCGGCTTTTCTTATGGGGCGAACTTTTAGTTTGCTCCACCAATTTCACTGAAGGAAACACCAGACTTCGTAATGATGAAGTTAAGCTGAATGTTGTTGATAGAGTTAAGCGGGGTCAAGTAAATGTCAGCAACAAAGTGCTGTTCGTTTTTGACCTGCGGCGTGTTGTTAGAATCATCACAAACCACTTTGAACGTTTCCAAACCACGGCTAGCTTGAACTTGCATCAGAACAGGTTCTACCAATGCGCGGAATTGTGCTTGGGTAATACTGTCGTTGAACTCAAACAGCGTGTATTTGGCAGCGTTAGCAACAATTTTACGCAGTTGAATCAGCAAGCGGCGAACACCAATCTGACGCAGCATTGAAGGCTTAGTGAGACCAGTACGGTCGCCCAGAAGAACAACACCAGTACCGCGTTCACTGGTTACCCGGTTAAATGACCATTTATAGAACTTGTCTGCATCGTTACGTGAAGGATTCCAGAGTGTTTTCTGAATGCCACCACGGAATACGCCACGAGTATAGCCGCCCGGTGAATACCAAGGTTCGTTAGTAGTATCAACACGTGCAATCAAGCCAGCAATACCAACGTTATCAGGAATCCAGTATGTTTCATCGGTGTGGCGGTTGTATTCCAAGAACCAGTTCGTGCCTTTTACCAGATAAGAACTGTAACGATTCAGTTCTTTATCAAAAGTTTCCAATCCTGCAATAGCATCTGTAGTGGATTTATTCGCAAGGTCTTTGAAGCGGGGGCTAACAACCAGTACGCAGTCTTGGCGCGGTTCAGCTACTTTATCCAGAACGTGCTGTGCCAAACGAACAACATAATCATCTTTTACAGCGCCCAAGAAAAGAACAGCAGCGTTTGTGGATTCAGCGTTACGGAACAAATCCCAACCACGAACGAAGTCAGAATCATCAGCAGCATCGCCAATAGTACCACCAGCTAATGTGCCACCGTAACCAGTATGTTCGTTAGTAGCTGAAGGAGCGGAAGTACCATCTTTACCGTGTTCCGGCATTTTCAGGGTTTTGAAGTTAGAAGGCTCGCCAGTAATATTGTCTTTTTGCAGTTTGCCCCATTCAGTAATGGCTTTCGGGTCAGTGGTATCGAAAAGGTCAGTATCCGGGTTGTCCATTACATAAACGTACTTGGATTGTTCGTTAATGATGTTTACCCAGTAATTAGCTCTTAAGTCCAGAGTTCTGCCATCACGCGCTTTAGAAAGGAATTCATAGGTTTCCAATACAGTATTCGGTGAACCAGTAAAGAGACCAGTGGTATCAACGATTACTACGTGAAGTTCATCGTTCTTAGAACCTTGTGCTTCGGCGTGATGTGAAGTTCCCGGAGGCGCAGAGAAGTATTCAGCGTATTCCCAATGGTTGAAGTTGCCTTTATCAGCAAGGCTTACTTTCAATGAGTTGCCAAGATAACCCGGATATTTGGCGGCGAATTTATGACCTTCTTTCGTGTTCTTGCCCATCAAAGAGAAAGCATCACGGTTTTCAATAAGCAAGCCTTTCTTGGTTTTTTCCAGAGTGGCGTTTTTGGCAGTGGCAACGTTTACAACCCTTACTAATGCTACGTTTTGGGTGTAGGTAAGTGCATCAGTAACAGAAGTGAAGTAATGCGCGTTGTTTTCGTTGGGTTTGCCAAGTTGTTCAATGAGGCTTTCTTCAGTATCAACATAAGTTACTTTGAACGCAGCGCCCCATGAAGTTTCGAGAACAGTTCCGATGGTAGTAACGCCAGCCGCTTCAACAGAAAGAGACTTGTCGATTTCGGTAACGTTAATACCCGGAGATGAGTAGTTGCTAGCAGGCATGTGATTTAATCCTTAATATTAAGAAAATGATAATAATTTCATTGGCTTATTTTGAGGATTAGTGTTTTAAAAGAATGCCCTTATGCTTAACTGTTTTGGCGAACCTGCCATGCAGAAGCTCTAAACGAATTTCTATACTTCTTGGCAGCGTTTACATGATGGGTTACAGCAGTTACAAAGAATTTCTGTTGCTTGAAATCCTTGTCTTCGTTGTAAGCCCTGTTCTTGATGTCATGGTCAAGATACTTGATATAAATGTTCTCTCCTAAAAGCTGATGAGATTTACAGAAGCCATGTGTACTGAACATTACAGAAGTTAATGTTGGTGTAAGCATGGCTTTCTTGGCTTCCAACGCCCATGTTTCTACACTTTCATTTAATGAAACGCCTTCATCAAAAACCTTATCAATTTTTGAAATGTACATAATGTTGGCTTGGTTATCGCCATATGTAGTGAACTTCTTGTCGGATACAGAAAACACATTTACTGAAGCGCCATGTAAACCAGCCATTGTGTAAAGCGTATCTTTTTCGCCTTCAAAGTGAAGATTAGCAAAATGCAAATTGTGATTGCCTTGATAAGTCATGGCGTTGCTTAGTTGTTGTGAGAATGTCATTTCAGCGGGCTTGTCTTCCATGTCTGAAAGTGAAAGTAAGTAATACTTCGGATTGCCATGTAGTGATGTATCGCCACAGAAGAATAGATAATCCCTCTTTGGTGCTGTTGCTCTTAGGATTGTATAAAGGGCTGTTAAAGGGCTTACATTTGGGGCAATGTAGGAGATTTTGTTCTTTGGTGGTTCTCTGTAGGATTTGTGTAACGTGCCAGAACACTTTTGCATTAGGTCTTGCAATACTTGTGCAGATTCTTTGTTTGTAAAGGCTTCAGTTACTCTGGAAGTAAGGTCTTTTTGCAATCCTTTATCATTGAGTATTAGCGAATAACCTACCGACCGTTCTTTCTCATCAAAACGGTTCAGAATGTTGGTGATAACAAAGCCCATAAGAAAAGCGCCATCCGTGTCTTTATTCTGCTTTGTCTTCATTTTTACCTGAACACTATCCCCGATTTTGATGTTTCTGATGAGTTGTTCAGAGTCAAAAAGCTGAAGTTCTGCGTTCATAAAAGGGTTGAAAGCGTCCTGATAAATCTTCAGGTCAAGTACGTTTTCAGTAAGTTTTACGCCTTTTGAGGTAACTTGGAACTCATCAAGGTCTTCATAGGACTGATTTTTCATTGCTTTGCTTGAGAAAGAGTAAAATTACTGTAATTATTTGTTTTAGTTTAGAATTTCAATGGCTTTAGTTTTCGATTCATATGCCCGCATTTTTTCTAAGGAAAAAGTAGCGCGTAGTTACACTTTAGATGAGGAAAAGTTGGGCTTTTACCCAACACCCTTTCTATTCGTCAAAATGATGGATAAACTGCTACACGGCAGAGAGTTTGTAATGCCAAAAGACGGTAGGTTTGGCTCTACACCCGGCAGTTGCAACGTGTTATCACTTGGTCTTTTAACTGCAATACCAGATGAAAATGGTAAAGGGGCGGCTGAAGTTAAAAGTAGCGGTAGCAGCTACGAAAGAATCTGTTTGTTTCCTTCTACATTTGTTGTTAGTAAGGATTATCCCAACTACTATGTTAATAACGAAACGTTAATGTTTGATGCGCCATTTTTAAGGGGCAAAGCATGGGGTGAAGTGGTTGGTGTTGGAATTTGGGATAAGCAAAGTGGCGGGAACTTGTTACTTACAGCTAGGCTTTCTTCTTCATTTGTTATTGAAGCCAACTCTGCTGCTTATGGCTTTGCTGAAGGTTCATTGTTCATTAGCGGTAATTGCTTTCAGCAGGATTTAGCTTCTTTTGAAACCTTGATAACAAATTCCAAAAACAAGAAAGAAAAGGCTGTGGAAGAAGCCGCCATTGCCAATATTTCTTCATTTGTAAAAGAAAATGAAGATAAAGCTGTTACAAAGATTGAAGACAAAAACGAAACTGCTGTTAAGAAAACCATGAGCAGAACAGCCAAGAAGAGAGCCGAAGAAGAGAAGCTGATGGCTCTTGGTAAGAAGACTTTGAAAAGGAAGAAGAAAAATGCTCGAAAAACTAAGTAGGTTTTGTGATTGTGATGAGGGCAATGTAGAGTTCAGCCCTTCTGAACCCGTAAAACGCTTCTGTATGGATTGCAGAACGGTTTTAGAGCCAGAATTACCCGATAAGCCAATAGATAACCCGTTCTGTCCTGTTTGCGAAGAAGTAAAGCCAAAAGAAAAGGTTTGTTATGTTAAGACTGAAGAAGTCTGGGATTATCCAAACTATAACAAAATGATTGGTGATAAGGCTAGGCATTTAGGTAAGGTTAAGTTTCCCTGCGATGCTGATAAGAACCTTACTGAAGAGTGGAAAGGCATCATCGAAAGAGACCATTTGACATGGAAAAAACAAGAACGGGAAGCTGCCATGAGAACATGGTGATATAATATAGCCAACTTAAGTTTTAACTCTCTTGGAGAATATTGAAATGACTGAAAAAGAAACTTTACAAAGCAAACTAGTAAACATTCACTTACAAGAAGGCTTTACGAAGGCTTTTGAGAATGATAGTGTTGTGGTTCTGAAAAAAGCTGATGAAGACCGCTTCATTAAGATTGATGAGAATGGCGAAGTGGTTGCATTCAAACCCCTTAATGAGAACTATTCTTAAATGGCTTATAACATTTTCGATGCTATCCGCGATACTCTGTTTCATCCGGGTGATGCCTTTGCTGAAAAGGAAATCGCTTTAGAAAGAGCCATGACTTGTGATACATGCCCTTTTAAGAACATGAATATTTGTACTCGTTGTGGTTGTTTCCTGCCAATGAAAGTTCGCTATAAAGGTTCTACTTGCCCTGAAGGAAAATGGGCTAGATGAAATTAGCTGATAAAGAAAGCCGCCTAAACAAGGGCGGCTTTTCATATTTCATCCAAATTCTGCTCCAATCAATCAATCAATCAATCATGTGTATCATTGGCGGGTAAGAGTGTTCACATATTCTTCAATTTCGCCAGTTGAAGCATCAAACCATTCCGAAAACAATTTTAACGATTTGAACTTTTCGTGTAATAGCGCCTCAATATCATTATCAATAAGAGCAACTAACTCTAATCCTACACCACTAATCCTTTCCAGCGTTCTTCGTCTAGTAACAAAATCTGTAGTCTTTCCTATCTTTAACATATTCGTTAATTTATTCTTAAGAATATAAGTTTTGAAATCTTTTCTATAACTTTTAGAGCATTTCACATTCTGTAAACTGTCTAACTCAGCAGAGCGTAAAATTCTAATAGCTGTTTCCGGGCTAAACCACATAGCATATGCAATCAACAATTCTTTACAGCCATAAGTGCCTTGATTATTGCCGCCATTGACTACTTTTATAACTTTTTGATTTTCCTGCAAAGAAAAGCTCCCAGATTTTATTTCATTCTCAAGACTTTCAATTAAAACCTTTGTAGATTCAAGCTGCATAAAGTATGAGGGTTTATGACGGTTCTCGCCGCCAGCAGCCTTATGAAGGTCAGTTAGTGAGTAAAGATTTCCGTGAAGTGTGATAGAATTGTTGCCAATGGTAATTTGTGTTGAATTTAACATTAAAATGTCCTCTTTGTTAATAATGATGTAGCCGGATGACTACACCTGCTGATACACAGCAATCTGGCTACTATAGCACAACACAAACCATAAAGAAAGCCGCCCTTGTTTAGGCGGCTTTTCTTTTAGGTGAATGTTTTATTGAGTTTCTAATGTTCTTTAGGTCAAAGCTACCATCCTCAAGGTTTTGAATCTGGGATAGAAGCATGGGTTGTAGCTCATGCCAACCAATTTCACTTTGAAGGCGGCATAAGTGCCAAGTTCGTTCTGGCCCATAGCTTTCAGTGTTTCATTCACGTTAATCACAACTTCTGCGTATTCATCAGTAGTGTTGTGCGTTACGGATTGATTCTTGTAGCCAGTTAGCAGTGTCCATTCCTTAGCATCCAGTTCAGCGCCAGCAGCTTGCGCTACTTTTACATAAACTGCAAATTCTGACCATAGCGGCTTATTCACATCAAACCAAATCTTCAGGTCAGTTGCCGGATTATCCAGTGAAACGGTTTTGGAAACGTACTTGTACAGTTCTGAACCATATTGCTTATGGGTTTCTGGATAATAGCGTTCTGCTTTATTCAGGTTGAAAAAATCATCAGCGTTCATATGGCTTACACGGTTACCCATGCAGGTTACTGACAATGAATCCAAGTTGAGCATTGGCGCTACGTACTTGTTACCTTTTGCAGTTTTGAATTTGTACTCATACGTTAAGGGCGAAGCACCAGCCGCATATTTCACGCCATTCAAACGTGTGTACATTTTAGCAGGATATTGCAACTCAACGTTTTCATGCAGGGCAATGGTCACAGCGTCAAAGTTAGAGTAGTTCTGTTTGGGAACTGCTGCTTGATACTGTTTCATCCAATGGGTTGTTGGAATCATTTTCCATTCAGTTTGCCCATCATAAGCTAATGCTGAAGCTGACAAGTTAGCAAAGGTGTACATCAAGTTCATTTTGATGTAAGTTCTATTGTGTTGGAAACGCCCTGATTTAGTAGCAGGCGAAGTTACTTTAATAATGAAGGTTTCCGCGTCTTCTACAGCGATTACTTTATGCCCTTCCATATTAGAAAGTTCATGGTAAGGAATACCATTGAAGTTATCAGCGCCTCTTTCTGGCAGACCTTCTTTAACTTGCAATGTAGCCGCCAAGATTAACTGTTCAGGAATGGGGCGTTTGTCATAGATAGAAGCTAACAGGTCTGCTCTTTCTTTTGAGCCACCTTGAACTTCAATTCTATCGCCAATGTACAGGAAGCCTTCGCAGTCTTTCAGGGTAAGTTCGTAATCAGAAGTACCTTTAATAGGATTGGCAACAGCAATTCTACCCGAACCGATTGTATTGTTAGCTGTGTCTTTGAACAGCACTCTGGCATCGCCAAACTTCGGTACAGTTGAACCCATCAATGTTGCTCTTACAACAGAACCTTCCATCATGTTAATCATCACATAGTCATCAGGAATAAAACCATGTCCTGATGGCGTGTGTATACGAATTTCGGTTTTGCCTTTTTCGCATTCGTAAATGGCTTCGTGCCCAGCGTATTCGTATTCGTAGAAGTCTTTCTTCACTACGAACTTAGCTGTGCCTTCGTTTTCACTGAAGTTGGCTACAAACAAGTCGTATTTAATGTCTTCTTCTTGAATAGCGTTCCAAGTTGTACCGTTTTGGGAAACGAATCTTACACCAACTGAAGGCTGTGTTGTGATTTCTTGGTTCTGGTAATTCAGCGCTTTGCCGCCCAGTTTAGAAACAAACACTCTTGTATCCGGGGAATCGCCACCAATACAGAATGCGTATTCTTTATTGCCTTCAACGTAAACAGGCGCGTCAAACTCAATTTCTGTTGCTACAGACGCATCTTCAGACACTTCAATGTTTTCAATAGCAATGTACTTTCTTGCCAAGATTGTGTCAGATGAAGGATAGCCATTTACCAGCGGGCGAATGTCAACAAAGATTTGTTTCGTTTCATCAGCATCCTTATTCTGGAAGTACAGATTGATTTTGGTTACAAACTGATTTCTTGCCGCAGTAAAGGATTGCGCAATGGGGTCAGGTGCATAAGTATTACGGAATGTCGTTGCCCGCTTAGTCGTTTCCGTATGCTGATGAATAATTTCCTTAGAAGTTGAAGCTGGTGCGGGGTCTTCTGTCGGGTTCTCATCCGTTTCGGAATAAGTGGGTGAAGTAATATTCAGGTCTAATTGCCGTTTTTGCAGGTCTAAACCGCCAGCGTAGAATTGTGCTGTGGCATAGCATTGTTCCATATTGACATCACCGGAATTGGTTTTGTCATTGGTAATTTTCAGATACTTCGTGCCATTCAGAAAACGACCTTTAGGAATTTCAATAGTTCCAGCAGCAACGCCTTTTTCATTACTAAGAATGTAGGCTTGGTTTGAAGTGCCAAAGTAAGAAGTTGCAAATTCCGTAACGTTTACATCATCAAAGAAGAGATACAGTTTGCAGTTTGGCATCATACCAGCAGCATAGAACTGAATCTTGGTTTCTTTCATGTACGGCAGGGGCTTGGCGTCTTGCAAGAACTCTGTGGAATAAGTGGTTTTCTTTTCGCCAATCTTGGATTCTTTAGAGTTGATGGAAGCCTTGGTTTCCGTGATTCTATACGTTGTTGTAGTTTGTTTTTCCTCAGTTGTAGTAGTTTCTTTGTACTTGTAATAAGGAACACTACGCGGGTTATCAATAGGCGGATTTCTAACCGTGCCCTCATAGGTTCTGTTAGTTGAGGAAGAAGTAGAAGTTGCTGTTTCTGATTCTACTCTGGATTTAGAGTTGTACTGAATTTCAGAAACGGGCTTAGTAGTTGAACGGTTCAACAGTTGGTACTGGTTGAATTCTTTTTGTACACGGTTAATGTGATTCGCCAATCCTTTTGCTGCTTCAGTGCCAGTATCAATGTCCCATGTAAGTTTAGGCGCAATGGTTGTATCAGACCATGTGTTATGGTTCGGCACAAGTGTCAATGAACCTTTTCTTCTGTACAAGAAGGCTTCGTTAATGGAAGTGTGCTTAGAAGCATAGGGCTGTTCATCTACTTTTTCATGCGTATAAGGCAGGGTTAAGACTTTTGCTCTTACGTTAATGTTGGTAGAAGCGCTTTGGTCAAGTTCCAAGGGGCGGTTGAATGAAGTTACGTTTGGAACAAGATAGCGGTAACGGGCATTGTTCAAAGCCTTGTATTCCGGGTTTGAAGTGTCTGCAATCGTATAGTTCACAAAGGAATCAATAGCAAAGCCATTCTTGAACTTCTCAAGTCCATTACCATCAAGGAATTTCTCATTGTGCAATGCCGTTTCCGCCATTGTAAGCGTTGTGTAGTATTCCAACGTGCCAATGCGCTGTTCCAGCTTGCCAATATCCCGCATGGTATAGCGTTTGTTTTCAATTCGCTTGATTTTAATGTCAGATGCTGAATAGGTATAAGGTGGGAAGTAAACCTCATACAAGTTCATGCAGTCTTCTCTTATTGCAGGCAAGTTCGGTTTGTCCGTAGGAACGCCATATTGTTCGCCAATGTTGCCGTCTTTATCAATGTAAACGTAATCCCTACGTCCAACGTAATAAGTGGCATCATGAATGGCTGTAGTTTTAACAGCAGGCATTACGGATGAAGTAACCGTGCCATCCAGAATTAACGGGCGGAAGTCAATGATTTGTGAAACAGAATATGTAGTGCCGTCAGAAGATTGCGCCGTGCCGATGTTGGCGTAGTTGTAATCGTTCTTATCATCCAAGATGGTTTTGTAGGAATCAATGGTGAAGAATCCTGCTGTTTCTGAATCTGAATGTTCAAGATAATCAAAAGTTACCACGATTTCATCAATAGAAGCATCAATAGTGCCACCATGTAGCAATACTCTGCCTTCCAGATAAGCGTAAGGACGATGTCCGTTATCCAATGTGAAAAACGCTGTAAGGTCTTTTTGCCCATCTTTTGATTTGATTGATTTGAGTTTGAGAATATCCGCTTTGCCCAGTTTCATTGGGTCTTTGAAGTCATTCGTTTCATTTCTTTTGAAAGTCTTGGTTACATCAGATTTCAGCGTTTTGGTCTTTTCCTTAACGTTGATGGATTGGAAGGTACAAACCAGCATGACTTCTTTGCCAGCTAGTGATGCGTCCTTAACGATTACAGACTTGCCAGATACTGAAACTTTACCAGTTGGGTCAACTCTCTTCCAAATACCGCCTTCTTTTACTGAAAGAACCGCTGTAGAAACATCAATAGAAGCTACTTCAGCTACTTGGAAAGCTACTTCATTTGGCGTGCCACCTGAACCAACCGTGCCAACGAATTTATGGCGGCGGTGAATAATCATTGAGCCTTTGTTAGCGTTGTCAATGTCCCTTAGGGATTTAACAAAAGGAACAGAAACCACCCAGAACAAATCTGTTTTTGAGTTGTTGAAAACAAAGAAACCTGTAGATGGAACTTTCGCAATGAAGTTGGTAGCAATGTTGGTTGCTGATTTAATGTCAGCGAAAGACTTACCATCATTCATTGTAATTTCGGCAATGTAATAACGGTAAACCGGGTCAGTACCATCCATTCTCAGGAATTGACTGTCCCAAACTTTCATTTTACCTACAACATTACCAGCCGCAGAGCCAGATGTAGTGTCGCCATCTTTAAGCTGGATTTCTTCGTTAGTGAAGATATTCTGGTCATTATTTGAATTGTTTGCCCATGCGTTAGAACCATGAACAACTACCAAATCCACATAAGCAGGTTCATCAAAGAAGATTGAAGCGGTTTCTGTGGTTACGGTGTCTCTTGCTTTTCTTACATCAAAAACAGTTTGGTATTTCTTTTCGTGGCGGTAGCCAGAAACATAGCCAATACCATCACTTACAAAAGCTCTTACTAAATTGTCATCACCATCAGGGCTTACACCTTGGGCATCATCCTTGAATGGCGCTTTGTGGTCAATGTACTTGAGTGTAAAGTCTTTAACGGTGTAGTTGCCAGATTCTTCATAAGTACGTTGCGCCATGATGTCCATGATTTTTGAATATTGCGTGTCTTCAACCAGTGAAGTTACTTCGCCGTTTTCAAATGTACAAATGATAATGAATCTATCGCCATCAGCCGGGTCAGCAGTTTTGATTAGAAGATTCAGCCAGACTTTATAGCGGTCAGCACCCGGGGCTTTTTCATTAGGATAGCCCAATGCGTTATCTGCCAATGTTGGGTCTTCGTTTACGGTAACGATTTCCTCTACAACATCAAAGCCAATTTTGCCTGTGAATTTTTCGCCGTACTTGGAATAAATGATGGATTTCTGTGGGCAGTCAATGAAGATGCCATTGTGATACCACTTGCCTTCTGCTACAACAAGCTGTTTAGCAGTATTACCAGTTGGGCGGATGTTTGCGTCAGTGCCAAATACATCGTTCTGAATCTGGTTGGAAATGTTGAAGGTGTTATTGCCAATCGTTTTAGTAGCTTCACAAGAAGGGCATCTTACGTTGGGGCGGTTATTCGCTTGGGTAAGTTCTGTAGTTCTGTCTTGCCCAGAAAGAATAGCCAGTTTTTCACCCCACAAGAATGAAGTTGTTTCGCCATCAACAGCAACGTTTTCATAAACAACAAACAGGGTTGCTGGATGTTCTGTGGTTTCTTCGATTGCATCAATAACACGGGCTTTCAGGTTTGAACCATTGCCTGTGCCATCACCCATGCCTACTGCAATACAAGGGATTTCCTTGTTAAACCAGTCAATCTTAGCGCCTTTATTCAATCTTACCCATGACAAAGTGTTGAACTTGGGCGTGCCGCCTTCAACTCTTGTGCCGTTCTTGAAGATGTTGTTTGCAAAGATAGACTGCTGATTCCACAGAATAGATTGCAGTTGGTTTAGTTCCCTAGCCTGAACGGGATGCCCTGCTTTCAGAAGAACCCGGTAGAAGTTCTTAGAAGGGTCAAAGTCATCAAAGTAAGGGCTACGGTTGAAATTCGCTGTGTTTGCCACTTGTTCACCTAAATTTGAAATTTTAACTCAATATCAGCTATTTAGAATAGCATGCTGGATAGTTAGGTGTTCAGTAATTTAAAGCCCTCAGAAATGAGGGCTTGTTGTTTTAGATTTCATCAGCGAAGAAAGCATCTAATACTTTCTCGTGGTAGGCGTTCACTTGCCCGTATGTTTTATCCTTAGCTTTGGAAACTTTGTAACCCATTTCCACAGAAAGCTGTTTAACCTTCTTAGATAACTGAGCCAAGTCTTCAGCTGAGTAATTAAGGTCATGAAGAATGCTGTAACCTTTCATGGTGTAATATTCCTCTTCCTGTTCATAGACTTTAAGCCTGAGCTCAAGATTTCTGTTCTTCTCTTGTAGAAACAGGATTTCTTCGGTATGTGTTCCAATCTGGCGTTCATGGTCAACAAGCTGTTGCGCCATACCTAGCAATGTTTCCGCAGGTGTCAGTTTCGTTTTGTTTGACATAGCATCAAATGCCCTAATAACCTTAAGATTGAACGCCGGGCTAATCCACATAGCGTAAGCGTACACCAACTCTTTACAGACGTATGTACCGGGCGAAGCACCGCCACGAGACACTTCTACTACACCAGTCATAGATTCGTATGACTGATTGTTTTCAAAGGAAATTTCTCTAGCAAGAGCCTTCGTAGAATCCAGTTTAAGGAAATTAGACGGTTGGTTGTTCATATCACCGCCCGAAGCCTTATGCAGGTCGTTAAGTGAGTAGAGCCCGTTGTTGAAGTTGATACTTGTATTTGAAATGACTAAATTTGTCATGTTATTATCCTTTCGGTTGATTACAATTAAAACGCCAGTAAGACCTATTCCTACTGGCGTTTTTATTCTATCATTTTGAACCACATAAATTTGTTACATTTTATCCACAATGAAATAACAATAAATGACTTAAGAGTTTCCTCATATGCCAGAAGTAAACAAGCCAACCAATATTCAAGCGGGGCAGAAATTTAATCCTTCAATCCTGCACCGCTTTCAGAAGTTCTTAAGGGATTTCCTTAGAAGACCAACCCATTACCGCCAAAGACAAGCGCGTAATGCCCTGCAATGGTACTTTAACCGCTTAAGAATCACAGCTAAGTACAACGCTGACAAGAATTACAAAGCCTTTGCTACAGTGCATTCACTTAGACGGGGTGGTTTGTTCCAGTACACCTATGACCCTAAATGGAAAGACGTACTGCCTTATTACGATAAGTTTCCGTTAATTATTCCTATCAAAATGACCCACAATGGCTGGATAGGATTGAATGTTCACTACTTACCGCCTCAAGTAAGGGCTGTCATTTTCGATGACATTGTTGAACACGGCATGAAAAACAAGAACGTCATGATGGTTAGTATGGCTTGGGTTGAAGCGTATAAAAAGCATCCTGTTATTAGAGGCGCTATCAAACGCTACTTGTGGAAACATGTAACTTCGCCATTAGTAGAAATACGAGAAGAAGAATGGGCAACTATTGTTATGCTGCCATCTCATGTCTTCGTTAAGAAAAGCGCTAATGAAGTTTGGAATAACGAACTTCGGAATAACAAATAAAAGAAATGAAAGAAGGAGTAACTTATGGCTTTATACGATTACCGCTGTACTTATAAATGCAGGGATTGTTTGAAATTGTCATTTGTTGATGGCAGTTTCCATTTTGACGCTAATTACGAATGCCCGTATTGCTCTAGTGTGAATACTACATTTATGAGGCGGGAATGCTTGAACGCGCCTACTGTTATCTATAGAGGCTCTGCTGAAGCAAGAAGAGAAGTACAAAACCTTCAGGATAGAGTAAGCGCACAAAGAGAAATGGGTAAAAGGCTTGGGCTTTACAATGGCAACTAGTTAAAATCTATGATTAGTAAATAAACACAAAAGCCATTTAACGATTGTTTTAACTAAAGGATAACCACCGCCATGAAAACGAAAGCGTTGATGGCAGTGGTTTTTCTAGCTTCTACTGCTGTCATTTTAAAAAAGAAAGTTGAAAGAGAATATGAGTATCTTAAGGATGCTGAATATGTTTGTGTCATAAAACAGTTCACGCCTTCTGGGGAAATCTCTAAAACTTACTATACAAAAGAGAATATCAAGATTGATAGCGCTGCCATCATTGATGTTCACGGAGCTATCATTGATATTTCTAAGTTCCCTTACAAATCCTGTAGGCAGCTTGATAACACGAAGCCACCTTCCCTTCTGGATTTCTTGTAGTGAAGCCACCCTTGTGATGAAGTGGGTGGCTTCTTTGTTTTTGTCGCATGAAATTGCTAGTTTGTAAATCTATCTGAAGTGATGTCCAAAGCCGTGTCGCATCAATTTCTTTGCTTCGTGTCACATGAAGTTCCTTATATAAGTTCTTGATAAGCAAAGTTTGTCGCATGAAATTACTAGTTTGCGGGCTGGCTTGCGCCATCCATTGTCGCATCAAATTACTGGTTTACAAAGCCAGATGAGGTGGCGCTGAAACCATGTCGCATCAATTTCTACACTTCTTGACGCATGAAATTACTACTTTCGTCGGCCGTTGTCGCATGAAATGTTGGTTTACGAAGCCAGTTGAAACTTTGTCGCATGAAAATGCTAGTCGTCGTGTCGCATGAAATCGCTGGCTACAGAATGGCTTTGTCGCATCAATTTACTAGTTTTTTTAAAGCCAGATGAAACCGTGTCGCATGAAATTACTAGTTTACAGGCTAGCCTTCGATAAGCGTGTCGCATGAAATTGCTAGTTTACAGAGCCAGATGGCACGGCTTTCACCACCTCGTGTCGCATGAAATCGCTACTTTTGTCGCATTCCCGCTTTGTATA